AATAAAAGGTAGCATTGTAGAATGGAAAGATGATACATTTACACAATATAATATTTTAGATTATAAGTATTTTAAAAAGGCGTTTATAGATAAATTCAAGTTTAAAATACTTCCTACACAATATCATTATCATGAAATGAGATATCCAGGATTACTTGCTCATTGTGATCCGTGGCCTGTTATACTCAATTATTATATTGACTTAGGAGTTGGAGTTGTAGGCGAGACTCGAATATTTGAATATAAATTAAAACAAAAAAAGCATGTTGTGCATATTGATCCAAGAGGAGCATCTAATTATAACCCTACAGGATACAGTTCGGATGATTTAATTCATACTGAATCATATGTTCCTAATGTTGGTGATGTTTATCTTCTTAACACACATAGAGTTCATGCTGTACCAATCAGCAACCCTAAAACAATTAGAAAACAAATTAGATTGGCATGGAGTATAGAGTCAGGGGTTACATTTGATAACTTCAATGATAATTTTTTATGATGTATAAAAAACTTAATATAGATATACCAGACTTGGATATTGACCGGATCCGTGGTGAAGGGCAGTGGAAAAGTGGACCGTTTGTAGAGTATTCTTTCTTGGACAAAAGATATCTTAAACAAAAATTTCTAGATTGTTTTAAATTTAAGATACCGCCTGATAATGCTAATCTTACAATAATATCATACCCAGGTACCTCTTGCCATCATGATCTTTGGCCTGTTGCATTGAATTATTATCTAGATGCTAGTGATGATGATATAACTTACATTTATAAAAAAGTAAATGAAGACGGTATTAGATTACCTGAGCTGACATTCTATGATGAGTCAGATTTGGTTCAGGTAGATAGCTTTGTAGCAAAAGCAAAAGAATTAGTTGTTCTCAGTACGCGCGAGATACATAAAGTTGTAATTAGAGAACCTTCGAGGTCGAGACATATACTCAGAATGTACTGGCTTGCACATCGAGGTATCACCATTGATAATATTGATACAGTTTTTGCATAGAATTTTGCCTGGATAGCTCAGGGGTAGAGCGCCCTCCTTACAAGTGGGATGTCCGCGGTTCGAAACCGTGTCCAGGTACCAGTTGACTGATATGATTGTTCACTATATAATCATGTTGTGGGTATGATGTAATCGGTAAACGTACCAGACTTAAAATCTGGGTTCTGTGGGTTCGAGTCCCACTACCCACACCAAGGAGTATTGTAATGGCAAAGTTGGAATTAACCCGTGATCAGATTAAAAAGTTTGTTGAGATATATCAACACTTCCATGAGATCAAATGTTTCACTGTAGAACATACAGAGGATGGTGAATTCTTGATTACATTCAATTTGAACGATGTTGAATTAGTCAAAGATCAAACAAACGAACAGTATGTAAAAGAGTTTGTTCTTGACTCTAAACTAAATTAAAAACCAGTAAATTATTTCCGGCGTTAGTATAATGGATAATGCAAAGGTCTTCTACACCTTGAATATGGGTTCGATTCCTGTACGCCGGACCAGTATTAGGAGTGAGTATGTCGGATGGTGGTAAGGGGTCTAAACAAAGGCCTACAGACAAAGATAAGTACAACGAGAACTATGAAAAGATCTTCGGTAAGAAGAAAAAAGAAGAAAAGAAATAATGCGGGGTTCGTATAGTGGCAATACCTTAGCCTTCCAAGCTAAAGCGAGGAGTTCGATTCTCCTACCCCGCTCCACTATGTAGACTATTATGAGAAACTTAATCCTTACACTTGATAGTACCGGATATCCAAACAATTGGATGAGCTGGCAAGATGCAGTTTTGCTTAAATGCAAAGGATTAATTGCATGGGAGTTTGGTGAAGAAGAGTACACTATTAGAGGTGGCATCTCTCGTATGACCGGTCTACAGTCTCAGGTTGAAGTCTCTTCAATCATTGCTCTCAAATCAAAATTTAGATACGAAAAAAGAACCCCAGTCTTCTCTAACAGAAACCTGTTTAGAAGAGACTTACATACCTGTGCTTATTGCATTAAGACATTTGGGGACACAGAGTTGACCAAAGATCACATCCATCCAGAATCAAGAGGTGGCCCAACCTCATGGATGAACTGTGTAACAGCTTGCAAGAAATGTAACGGTAAAAAGGACGATAGAACACCAGAAGAAGCTAATATGCTTCTTGGTTACATTCCGTATGTTCCTGATAGAGCCGAAGCACTCGTCTTGCAGAACAGAAATATATTAGCAGACCAGATGAAGTTTCTGTTGAACTTTATACCTAAACATAGTAGAGTGTGGGCATCGGTTTAATTTAAAGAAGGATTGTAATGAGTAAATATTTGTCTGATGTGATTCGTGATAAGATGAAGAGTGATGGCCACCGGTTCTTTGCTTGTGATAATATTTCTAAGTATGTTCCTGAGGAAGCAAAAGGTGAGCTAATAAATGAGCTAGCGGGTAAGTTTCAAGGCGTCCTTAGCTCCCTTCTTATCGACACAGACAACGATCCTAACTCTAAAGATACCGCAAAGCGTCTTGCTAAGATGTATGTCTATGAGCTGATGGCCGGAAGGTTTGAGCCTGCACCCGATACAACATCATTCCCTAACGAAGGTGAGAACCGGTTCGAGGGAATGCTTGTTGCACGTGCTGAGCTTCGCTCAATGTGTTCACATCATCACCAGCCTGTTAAGGGTATTTGCTACATTGGTATTATTCCTACTGGTCGTGTGATTGGACTCTCCAAGTATGTTCGTATTGCACAATGGTGCAGTCGTCGTGGCCAGTTACAAGAAGAACTGGTTAACCAGATTGCACGTGAGATTATGAAGTCAACTGATACAGAAAACGTTGGAGTCTATATTGAAGCTACTCACGGATGTATGGATAATAGAGGTGTGATGGCTCATTCATCAATGACCCAGACATCAGTTGTTCACGGTCTATTCCATAATGATAGCGTTAAACAAGAATTCTTTGCAAATATTAACTTGCAAGCAATGAAGCGTTGACTTGATACTTTGGTCATAGTATACTAGTCGAATGAGAGATTTATCAACATTTGCTAAAGAAGTATGGGCTGCAAAAAGTCTTGAAACTAAGAAGAGTGCAATGCTCGTCTTATTAGATCAGTTTCAACACAAGGACAAGATCCAGCAGTTCATTGATGAGGTTAATACCACTACCTCATCTAAACGTCTCGACTTCTTGGCATCTAATCTCTTTCTACGAGACGGTGATCCGGTGATTTGATTTTTAACTTTAAAGGAAATAATATGACACAGCATGAAAAATTGATTAGCTTCTTCAAATCTGGTAAAGAGATTACTCCTAAACAAGCATCTGGCTTGTTCGGTGTAACTAACCTATCAGCACGCGTTTCTGAACTGCGTAGCCAAGGGTACTCAATCTACACCAACAAAACTAAGAATGGCAAGACAGCATTCCGTATGGGTACTCCATCACGCCGTATGGTTGCGTTGGCATATGCAGCTGGTGGTTCCTCAGCATTTGCCTAATTTGGTAAATTGAATGTGCCAGCCCTTTTTACTTGGGCTGGCTTTTTTTTATTATGGAGATTAGTATGAAACGATTGACTAAAAAATGGACACCTACTCTTGTTGAGGCATTTGGAGATGGGGTTAAGAAAGCTCGTCAAGCTGAATTGCTTGTGATTGAAGCTTTCACTGGATGGGGATATGAAGTGATTGATCGCGAATCAGACTTCGATAGTCAGAAGCATGGTATTGATGTTGAGATCAAGAAACCAACTTGGAAGAACTTCTATTCCATAGACGTTAAGTCAAATATGAACAAGTACGGAACATTCTATGTGGAAACAAAACCAGATGGATGGTTGCGCGCAGCTAAAAAAACTAGTGATCGGATCTGTCACGTTTGTGTTGAAACTGGTTGGATTGCGTGGTATGCTCGCGAAGATATGATTAAGTGGTTACGAGACAACGGACATCTTCGTGATGGTTTGTTTGAAGTGACTACACGTCACAAACTAGACTTCATAAGCAAAAGAAAGGTTGGATAAATGACTAAATCATTTATTTGGGTTACGTTCCAGAAGGAAGGAATTCACAAGTATCCAGCTGCAGCAACTGATCCCAAGCTCGCCGCAGTATCATTCTTGGGAAATGAACACCGCCATATCTTCCACTTCAGAGTGGAGTTAGAGGTGTTCCATGATGATAGAGATGTAGAATTTATTTTGCTGAAACGTGAGCTTGAAAGCCTATATAATAAAGGCACATTGCAACTTAATCATATGTCTTGTGAGATGTTAGCAAGTGAACTTGCAGTCTATATTAAAGAGAACTATCCGAGACGTGATATCCGGATTGAAGTGAGTGAGGACGGTGAGAATGGTTGCCGTGTATATTTTAGTAATGTTTATGATGATTGGAAATAATTATGGCTAGTTTTTGTCACATTGCCCCCATCCCTCATTTAGATCTCGTATCTGGCGCACCAGCTCACCTAACACTTGCTCACCTAGTCGAGACGAGTGAAGAGTATACCAACTTTTACATCAACGAAAAGAAGAATGACTCTACAATCATTCTTGATAACTCTGCGTTTGAGATGTACAAGCAAGGTCGTCCAATGTATGATTCAGTTCAACTCGTTACTATGGCTCAACGGGTAGGTGCTGATTATGTTGTCATGTCTGATTATCCTAATGAGAAGGGTGCCAAGACAATCAATGCAGCAAGTATAATGGCACCAATCTTGAAAGAAAAAGGATTCGGTACATTCTTCTGTCCTCAATCAAAGATTGGTGATCCGGAAGATCTATTTGCATCATTCAACTGGGCTGCTCAGTCTGATGCGGTTGATTATATCGGTGTATCAATTCTTTCTATTCCGAATGCATACGGAGTCGAAAAAGGAAACAAACTGCAACGGTTTGTTAGTCGGTTTATGTTCATGCAAGACTTACATGACTCCGGCATCCTTGATATTGCTAAAACAAATGGTAAGAAGATTCACCTACTAGGTATGTTAGATGGTCCTAACGAGATTCGTTTGATGTCTCAGTTTGCTGACTATATTGATACTTGGGATAGTAGTGCAGCTATCTGGTACGGCCTACATGCCAATAAGTTCTTTGATGATTCACCAACAGGAATACTTGAAGGGAAGTACGAAGAAGAAGTCGATTTCCATTTCCGTACATCTTCTAAGCAAGCAATGTTGACTGCAACATCAAATAAAGAGACAATAGACGAGTTAGTTTCAATTTACTTGGCCGATCCAATTGAGGCCTATACTTGGGAAGAAGATCCTCTATGACTCACAAATACAATGAAGCAAAGTATTTAAGACAGGTTGCTGACTATATTGATGGAACTTATGGCGAGCACTACGTTGCAAAAGATATTCAAGTAATTGATATCTGGGAATCGATGGACTCGCTAGACACGACTGCTAGAGATACTGCAATAAAGTATCTTTGCCGGTACGGTAAGAAGGCTGGTAAGAACAAGAAAGATTTGCTGAAAGCAGTTCATTATATTATGTTAATTATGTACGCTGATGATCCAGAGCGGGAAGGGACAATATTATGATTCATATATTGGGTGAGAACTCAAACTCCAGATTAACAGCTGTACAGGATGGCGATAGCCAGCCTAATGCTATTGATCTGAGACTTGGTAAAGTATTTACAATCAATAATAATACGTTTGAGATTAGTGAAACAGATAAGAAGCACAGAGGAACAAGTGAGATAGTGCCAGATGATGGCTGGTACCATATTGCAGAAGGCACTTACGAAGTTGTGATGGAGAACATCGTCACGATTGGTCCAGATGAGGCTGGTTGGGTAATCACAAGATCAACTCTGAACCGTAACGGTGTATTCATTACATCAGGACTGTATGACTCTGGTTACAGCGGTGTGATGGCTGGTGCAATGCATGTCCGAGGTGGCCCAGTTAGAATCAAGAAAGGGACACGTGTTGCTCAGTTCCTACTCTTTAAAGCAGAAGCATTGACCCTATACAACGGGTCATATGGTTTGAATAG